AACCTTACATGAATCGGCTGATGTCTTGGGAAAACAGGTTGAAGAACTTACCGTTTCCGTGGCAGAGAAAAATAAAGTTGATGCGAAGATCAAATCGTTTAGAAAAATTGAATCTCAAATTGAAGAAAAAATATCCAAAGTGGGAATGCATAAGCATTTCTTTGAACACAATGAGGATTGCCCAACGTGTAGGCAAGCCATTACCGTGGAATTTAAGGAAGGGGAGTTTCAGCGACTGTCCAATAAAGAGTTGGAACTATCGACGGGACAACGAGAACTCCAAGACAAACTAAAAGAACAAGAAAGTTTGTTTGATGTGTTGGATCAGCAAGAGGAAAAACTATATGATCTCCGTACCAAACTGGCAGTTACTAATACTTCTATTACTGGCGTTAGTAATACTATCAACACATTGACGAAACAACTTGAACTGTTACAACAAGAACAGATCAAAGATGAGAACGCAGCAAAAGAACTTGAGGAGTTGAAGGAACAGATAATAGCTATTGCTAGTGAACTGGTTCTTCTGAAAGATGAGAAGTCATACTTTGATGCAGCCGCAGTCCTGTTGAAAGATACTGGAATCAAAACCAAGATCATCAAACAATACTTACCAGTAATCAATAAGTTGATTAACATGTATTTGTCATCAATGGATTTCTTTGTGAACTTTAATCTGGATGAGTCGTTTAAAGAAACAATCAAGTCCAGACATCGAGATGATTTCTCATACCATAATTTTTCTGAGGGTGAGAAACAACGTATTGATATGGCATTGATGCTGACATGGAGAGCAGTTGCAAAACTAAAGAACTCATCCAGTACTAACCTATTGATACTAGATGAAGTTTTTGATTCTTCTCTGGATACTACGGGCACAGAAAAACTGATGGGGATTCTCCATTCATTAGAAGATGTAAATCTATTTGTGATTAGCCACAAGGGTGATATATTACAAGATAAGTTTACGAATGTTATTAAATTTCAAAAGGTAAAGAACTTTTCAAAGGTGGTGAAATGAGTGAGATACTAACAATTGATACCAGTGCAGGTATACAGACAACAGAAAAGATTGATCAGCTACCAATCTATGGTGAAGACTTTCCATTGCTTCAAAAAGTTATGCCAGAATACAAAGATGGGTTTCCTAATCCAGCGTTGGTTACATTAGCCAAGCGTATGCGAATGACCATGAAACTATATGCTGGTTTGGGCTTGTCTGCCAATCAATGTGGTGTCTCTGAAAGAATGTTTGTTATAGGCACAGATGAATTTCAAATGACATGTATCAATCCAAAAGTTGTTAACCAATCAGAAACAAAAATAAAAACTAAAGAAGGATGTCTATCATATCCTGGATTGTTTTTGGGTATCGAAAGACCTGAGTGGATTGATGTTGAATACATTGATGAGTTTGGGGTGGTTAAAGAAGGTAAACTTCAAGGTGTAAGTGCCTTATGTTTCCTACACGAACTAGATCATCTGAATGGTATACGTTTTACTAACTATGTCAAACCAGTAGCATTACAAATGGCAAAGAAAAAGCAAGTAAAAATTATCAAAAAGATACAACGAAGCCGTAAATAGTGTTGTATTTTTGCAACAACAATCATTTACCTTGAATTTTTGATCGGTTTGTTGTAAGATTGTTGTGTGTTCAATGGAGAGATAAATGAATATCACACCAAATTCGCAACAGAAATCACAACTAGCCAAACTTATGGCTACTGAGAACATCACAGTTCAACATGCTAAGGCTCAGACAGCATCCTTTCATCCTATAACACGGGTTCTGACCTGTCCTATATGGGAAGATATGTCAGGTAGTCTCTATGATCTTCTGATGGGTCACGAAGTTGGTCACGCATTATACACTCCAGCAGATGGTTGGCACACTGCGGTATGTGATCGCGGTCAGAAGTATAAAAGCTTTCTGAATGTAATCGAAGACCCACGCATCGAAAAGAAAATCAAACGTAAGTATCCTGGTTTGCGTTCATCATTCATTCGTGGTTATGAGAATTTGATGGAACGTGATTTTTTTGGCATCAAAGATCGTAACCTAGATGAACTTCCTTTCATTGATAGGCTTAACATACTTACAAAATCCGATTACACTTTAAAGATTACCTTTACCGACTATGAAGAAGAGTTGGTAGAAAAAGTTAAAGATTGTGAAACATGGAATGATGTTCTTAGAGTTACTGAAGAAATTTGGAACTATTCCAAAGATGAACAAAGTAAAATAAAACAATTCGCACAGGAATTCTTTGTTGAAGATTCCGATGGCGATGAATATGGTACCAAATCTGGTGATGATGATGATGATGGTGAAGATTCTGATCAAGAAAATGGTGAGGGTGAGCCAGGTGAGCCAGGCGATGGTAAAGAAGATGGTGATGAGTTTGATGAAAACGGTAACAGAATCAATCGTGATAAGCATTCCGAAGCTTCTAATAAAGATATGGAACCAACATGCGAAACTGATGAAGCGTTTCGTAATAACGAACAGAAATTGTTGGATGCTAAATCACGTACATATTTTTACGCTGAATTACCAACACCAATTCTAAAGAATATTATTACTCCAGTAGCGCGTGTTCATGAAATCCTTACTCAAGAATTCAAGAGTCAATGCACTGATTATGATAGTGTTGTTCAAACATTATATGATCAGTTCCGTAAAAAGAATGAACGTTATATTGGTTTGCTTGCCAAAGAATTTGAGATGCGTAAAGCTGCAAGTAAATTCGCCAAAGCAAAAGTTGCAGCTACTGGTGACATTGATGTAAATAAAATTTACAAATATCAACTTGACGATAGCATCTTCAAAAAGATTATGCGTGTACCCAAAGGTAAATCACATGGTCTGGTTTTGTTGTTGGATAAGTCTGGTTCAATGCAGAGTAACTTGTCAGCATCATTTGAACAGATTCTGATTCTGTCCACATTCTGCCGCAAAGTTAACATACCGTTTACCGTTTATGGTTATGGTAATAGTGCAATATCACGTGTAAGTGATTTCCCGAATGAAGACGGTAACGTAAAATGCTTTACTGATAAAACAAATGAAATGGTTTTCAGTAATGTTTATTTGCGTGAGTACTTGAATTCGAATATGGGTAATGCTCAATTCTTGAAAGCAGTTAAAAACATTTTGGCATTGATGACTACGTTCAGAGGTAATTGGAAAGCTAATTATTTTTACCGCACTCCCGCTGAAGCATTATCAAATACTCCAATGACTGAAGCTTTGGTTGCTGTTAAACCTTTGATTGAAAGGTTTAGGGAAAAGAATAATTTGGATATCGTGAATACGGTAGTCATTCATGATGGTGATGCTGATAAAATCGATTCCACATATTCAACTGTTTCAAGACATAACAGTTTTGCTACTGGTTGGATGAATGTTTTTATCAATGACAAGAAGAACAAAGTTCAAATTCAAGTGAAACATGATGAATTGAATAGTGATGGTGTACGTTGGGCTGTCTCAGAATGGTTAACCAAGACAACTGGCACCAAGATTATTGGATTCTTTCTTGCTGATGAAAACTATCTAAAGAATGCATTACGCCGTAGATTGTTTAATAAAGAAATGAATGGTTTACGTAGTGATCCAAAAAACTATGGTATGTCAGATGCACTGAATAAGTATGCTAGGGTTTTGCGTAAAGAAAAATTTCTGGAATCAAATAATACTGGTTACAGTTCTTTCTTTATCTTACCTGCGGGTAACTCGTTGTCGGTAACGGATGATGAATTTGAAGCACCTGCTAAAGTGAATGCTACAAATCTAACCAAAGCATTTATGAAGTATAATAAGACACGGCAAGTCAATCGTGTTCTGGTATCAAGATTCATAGGTTTGATAGCAGTATAAGTGGTAAAAAAACAACGGTAAATTGGTGCTTGACAGTTTACCGTTTATCAAATATAATGGTTGTACATTGTGAATGGGAGTTTATATTATGACAAGTCGAGTTGAAGTTCGTGAGAAGTTTCTCAAAGCATTGATTGCTACCAACAAAACAGAAGTTACATTCCAAGAAGTTAAAGACATAGCAGAAATTGCAGGTGTACCTTTGCCACAGTGGTTCACCAAAGACGATGCCAATCGTGTTGGTCGTGGTATGTATAAAGTTCCTAATGTATTTGATGCTAATGTTGCTGCGGGTATTAATATGGTGGCACAAGTTATTCCAATGACACAACCAAAAGCTGTAGAGAATCGTATCACTAATGTTGTCACTGATTTGGAAATAGAAAATCTAGTGCCAGAAGTTTACGACAACTACATTCCATTTGGTAACTTTGATGATGTGGTCGCAATCATCAAATCAAATAAGTTTTTTCCTGTATTCATTACTGGTCAGTCGGGTAACGGTAAAACAATGTCGATTGAACAGGCATGTGCCAAACTTAATCGTAAGTTTATTTGCGTATCCATGACTCCAGATACTGATGAAGGTGACTTGCTTGGTAACTTTGTATTGATCAATGGTCAGATGGAGTGGCGTGACGGTCCAGTAACAGTTGCTGCTCGTCAAGGTGCAGTTTTGTGTATCGATGAGATCGATTACGGTTCAAATAATCTATCAGCACTACAGCGTGTCTTTGAAGGTAAACCATTTCTTCTGAAAAAGAAAAACGAATTGGTTAAACCTGCTGATGGTTTCACTGTGTTTGCTACAGCAAATACCAAAGGTAAAGGTTCTGATGATGGTCGTTATATGTTTACGAATGTATTGAACGAAGCTTTCTTGGAACGTTTTCCAAATACATTTGAACAAGATTGGCCACCTGCAAAGATCGAACAGAAGATTATTGCTAAAGAACTTTCTTCAGTTGATAAAACTGACGATGACTTTGCTCAGAAGCTTGTTACATGGGCTGATGTTACTCGTCGTACCTTTGCTGAAGGTGGTTGTGATGAGGTTATCTCGACTCGTAGGTTGGTACACATTGTTAAGACTTACGGCATCTTTGGCAGCAAAATGAAAGCGATTGAGTACAGTCTGAATCGTTTTGATACGGATACTAAAATCTCTTTCATGGATTTGTATACCAAAATTGATGCGGGTGCTACTGCTGAAACCTTGACTGAGACACCAAAATCATCAGAAGTTTTGACAGAAGAACCCTTTTAAAAAGTAAACAAAAACTCATAAAAAGTATTGACATTGGTATAACAAGTTGTCATACTTCAAAGTGAAGATACATATATACAGGGTATCTTCACTTTTTTATGGGTAAATTATGCAAATTCAGGTAAACATTGAGGAATTGAGAAAAAATAAGTTGTTCGTAGCAACGCCAATGTATGGTGGCATGTCACATGGATTGTACGTCAAGTCCTGTCTCGATCTACAAACCGTAATGATGCGTTACGGAATCGAAGTAAAGTTCTCCTTCCTATTCAACGAATCACTTATCACACGGGCACGTAACTACCTTGTAGATGAGTTTCTCCGCACAGACTTCACACACATGTTGTTCATCGATTCGGACATTCACTTTGATCCGAATGATATCGTCGCACTAATGGCACTAGATAAAGATGTTATCGGTGGACCATACCCTAAGAAATCTATCAACTGGAGTAACATCGCCGACACTGCACGTAAGAATCCAGACCTGAATCCCAAAGAACTTGAGAATCTGGTTGGTGAATATGTGTTCAACGTTGTTAAAGGCACACAGCAATTCCAAGTTTCCGAACCGCTAGAGGTTATGGAAATTGGTACTGGTCACATGATGATCAAGCGTGAAGTGTTTGATAAGATGGCAGTGCAGTATCCGACCATTCGATACAAACCTGATCATGTGGGTCAAGCACACTTTGATGGTTCACGATACATTCATGCCTACTTTGATACAGTGATTGATTCTGTTGAGTCTATCGTTGGTGGTGGCTCAGAACGTTACCTGTCAGAAGATTATATGTTCTGTCAGATGTGGCGTAAGATGGGTGGTCAAATCTATCTATGTCCTTGGATGAAACTGCAACACATCGGTACGTATGCATTCACTGGTAACATGCCAGCGGTTGCACAATATACTGGTAAATTATAATGGGCAAGGATGCTATCAAGGCATCCCAAACAGCAACAGAAGGTGGTCGTAAATTTGATGGTGGTAAAATTCGTTATGGTCTTTTACCACCATTAGCACTCAAAGCGACTGCTGATGTTCTGACTTTCGGTGCCGAGAAATATGAACCAGATAATTGGAAACATGTTCCCGATTCATTAAACCGATACTTTGATGCAGCCCAACGACACATGTGGGCATTCAAAGAAGGTGAAGCAATTGATCCTGAATCAGGCAGACATCATCTAGCACATGCATTGTGTTGCTTGATGTTTTTGTATGAACATGATACAGTGTATTCAGCAAGTGAAAAATAATTTTAATCATGGAGTAAATTATGAAACTGTCCAACGACACGTTAACTGTATTGAAGAATTTTGCTTCAATCAATCAAGGCATTCTCTTCAAAAAAGGTAAGACACTTCGTACAGTATCTAACCAAAAGAATGTGATGGCTGAAGCTACAATCTCAGAAGAAATCCCAACAGACTTTGGTGTATTTGATCTGAACAATTTTCTTACTGTTCTATCGTTACATAAAGATGATACGAACTTAGACTTTCAAGACAACAATGTTCTTATCTCTGGCATGAAAGGTCGCAGCAAGATCAAGTATCGTTTCTGTGCGCCTAGTATGATCACTGTTCCACCCGAAAAACAATTGGCAGTTCCTAATCCCGAAATTGCATTTGAATTAACAGCAGAAGATTTTGATTGGATCATGAGAGCAGCAAACGTTTTATCTTCACCACATATCGTTGTTGAATCTGATGGCACTGAGATTTTTGTATCGACATTAGACTTAACAGATGATTCTAAACACACTGACTCCCTACAGATTACTAAAGGTAATGGTGATAAGTATCGCATGATATTTAAAACTGAAAACTTTAAGATGATTTCTGGTGGGTATGAGGTCAAGATTTCTTCTAAAGGAATCTCACACTTTAAACATAAAACTTCCAACATTCAGTATTGGGTTGCGACTGAAGCTGGTTCTAAATTTGAAAAGGCTTAATCATGGCAATGAAAATGTTTACTAATGCATCAACTGCATTTGATGGCGAATCAATTGCAATCAACTCAGAAGTTGTAGCATCGGTGTTTGAACTGATTACACCAGATGAGAATGCTAAATTACAGATGCGTACAGTTATCTTTGGTGTCAATGGTACTGATTGGCATGTCAAAGAACCATACCTTGAAGTAGTTAATACTCTGAATCAAAAAGATTAACTTTTTTTATTTTATATTATGAACAAAATTGAGTTTGGAGATTGCCGTGAGACTATGGCACGGTGGGCAACTGAAGGTGTGAAGGTACAAACTTGCATCACAAGCCCACCGTACTATGGTCTACGGGACTATGGTCACTCAGGTCAGATAGGTCTTGAAGAATCACCAGAAGAATTCATTGAAAATTTGGTAGATGTGTTTCGACATGTTCGAGAACTTCTTGCTGATGACGGTGTGATATGGGTTAACATTGGTGACAGCTACTACAACTATCGACCAGGTGTTGGACAACGCCAAGGGAAACAATCTATTGCAGGTCAAAAGTTTTCAGAAGTTGAAAATTGTCACAAAAGAGGATTGAAACTTGAAGGTCTGAAAGAAAAAGATTTGATTGGTATTCCTTGGATGCTTGCCTTTGCACTTCGTGCTGATGGTTGGTATCTACGTCAAGATATTATCTGGCACAAACCAAACCCCATGCCCGAATCAGTTCGTGATCGTTGCACTAAGGCGCATGAATATATTTTCTTGCTATCAAAATCGAAGAACTATTACTACGACAATGAAGCAATTAAATACGATGCTACAAGTACAGACAACACAGATCGCAATCGTGATGAAACTCGATTGAACAACACACCAGGTCGTACAAAGATGGGTGGTTTAAAAAAGAATGACTACACCAAAGCTAATAAGCGTAGTGTATGGACAGTCAATACTAAACCATACAAGGGCGCACACTTTGCGGTCTATCCACAGGAACTAATTGAACCATGTGTATTAGCAGGTTCACGTGAAGGTGATATAGTGCTTGACCCATTCATGGGTTCGGGTACCACCGCAGCAGTTGCTATCAAGAATCGTAGGCAGTATTTGGGTTGTGAACTCAACAATGATTATCAAGCACTTCAACAGGAAAGAATTACCGCTGAAGAAAAGATAATCGAAGTAGAGGATAACCAGACAACTCTTGAAGAGTTTTTTAATTAATATGATTTATGTGAAAGGTTCTCATGGAACATCTCTTGTGGACAGAAAAGTATCGTCCAACGAAAGTGGAGGATTGTATTCTTCCAGACAGATTAAAGAAGGTATTTCAGGAATTCGTGAACCAAAAACAGATACCAAATCTTCTGTTGTCTGGTGGGGCGGGAGTAGGAAAGACAACAATAGCCAAGGCGATGTGCAACGAAGTCGGCTGCGACTTCATGATAATCAATGGTTCTGATGAGAATGGTGTTGATACAATTCGTGTCAAGGTAAAGAACTACGCATCATCATTAGCATTCTTTGGAGGTAGGAAAGTTATCATCATTGATGAAGCTGATTACCTGACTGCCAATGCACAAGCTATTCTCCGTAATGCAATAGAAGAGTTTGCAAACAACTGTTCATTCATCTTTACATGTAACTACAAAGCCAAGATCATTGAACCATTACATTCACGTTGTGCTGTTGTGGATTTCAATCTCAAGGCTGATGAGAAAACACAGATGGCATCTGGATTCTTCAAACGAATCGAGCATGTATTAGACTCAGAGAAAACTGAATACGATAAGAAAGTTGTTGCTGAACTTATCAAGAAACACTTTCCAGATTTTCGTCGGGTCATCAATGAACTACAACGATATTCTAAGTTGGGTAAGATTGATGTGGGTCTTCTATCTCAGATTGCTGACATATCAATTGCTGATGTTGTTAAGTTTTTGAAGACCAAAGACTTTACATCCATGCGTAAGTGGGCAGCAACATCTGATGGTGACCATACAACAATCTATCGCAAGCTTTATGATGGCATGTATGACTTTTTGAAACCACAATGCATTCCACAGATCGTAGTAATTTTTGCAGACTATCAATACAAACAAGCATTCGTTGCTGATCGTGAAATCAATCTGGTGGCATGTCTGACTGAGATCATGGCGAATGGGGAATTTTTATGATTTATGATTTATGGGGCGAACCCATAAATCAAGAACTAAAAAAATGTATTAAGTGTGGTGAAGAAAAAACATTAAGTAACTACACTAAGGCAGGTGGTGCAAATTATTTTAGGACAGCATGTAAATCGTGTGAATCTGAGTTGTCTAAGGCTAGACAAAAGTTGAAAGCAAAATTTATAGATTCATATCCAGATGAAAATTATGAATGTCCTATATGTAAGCGTAAAGAAATTGAAGTCCGTGGTTTGGGGGGGAAAAAAACAAGTTCTTGGTGTTGCGATCATGACCATAAAAGTGGAAAATTTAGAGGTTGGTTATGTCACGATTGCAATCGAGCTTTAGGAAATTTTAAAGATAGTACAGATATTTTAAAAAGAGCATCCGATTGGTTAGAAAAATCATGAGCAACCCATTTGATTATGTTAAAGATATTCTTCAGGCTAAAAAGAATCTGATTGTGAATGAGGAAACCGAGAAAGCCTACAAGCCTTTCTTGGTGAACAAAGGGTTATCATTTTATAGAGACTGCGTATCTTTTGTAAACCAGATGAATCAGCGTCCCCATTTAGACAGGAAGTTGCAGAATGACTTTTTACTAAATACAATTAGGTCTATGAAAAGACCCTATGCGAAGTGGGAAAAGTCGGAAGAAAATGATGATATAGAATGCGTAAAGCTGGTCTATGGATTCTCCGACACCAAGGCACTTGAAGCCTTGCGCCTACTAACCAAAGAACAAATCCAACAATTAAAAGAACAGACCTTAACGGGTGGATTGGGAAAATGATATGGTTGATTTATCGAAATTTGTTGAAGTCACTCTGGTAGAACAGGATGACTTCCTAAAGGTCAGAGAAACATTAACACGGATTGGTGTTTCTTCTAGGAAAGAAAAGGTATTGTATCAGTCTTGCCATATTCTGCATAAGCAGGGTAAGTATTATATTGTACACTTCAAAGAATTATTTGCTTTAGACGGTAAACTATCCACGATTACCGAGAATGATATCCAAAGACGTAATGCTATTGCCAACTTGTTAGAGGAGTGGGGATTGTTAAAGATTATCAACTATGATATAATTGAACATAACATGGCACCAATTCACCAAATCAAAATCATTGCTTTCAAAGAGAAGGATGAGTGGGAACTGATTGCTAAATATAACATTGGTAAAAAGAAAAACGATTACTAAAATGGTGAATGATCATGTACAAAGCGAAAAACAATTTGGTCAAACTTGTGAACAAGTATACCAAAGAAGAAGTATTTACCAGAAATTACGATGATGTGATTAGGGAAGGCTCAAACGAATTTGTTCGAGTCTTTACCCAATCAAATCCTCAAAGAACTTATCTTGTCAATCGCACAGCGTTTGAGGTTGTCAAATAAGTCGTGATGCCTTCGGGGTCACGTAATTTAACTTGCTTATAATAAGGAGAAACGTATGACACGTATTTCATTTGGACCTTTGTTCCATCAAACACTTGGTTTTGAAAACTTTATTCGTGATGTTGAGAAAATTCTTGATAGTGAAATCAAACCATCAACTTTCCCACCACACAAT